CCGACATGATCGAGGCCGACCGGGAACTGAAGGCCAACGGGGCCACATTCATGGACGATAAGGGTAGGGTGAGCAATCACCCGGCGTGGACCCGCAAGCGCGACGCCCGGAATCAGATGCTGAAGTTCGCGGCTGAGTTTGGCCTGACGGCATCGGCACTGGCCCGCGTCACAGCGGTGGACAATGGCCCGCAAGAAGACGACGAAGACGCCCGTATGTTCGCCTGAGTACGCCCAGGCTGGCGTGGATGCGGTCACGTTCTTCGCCAAGCATCTGCGTCACACGCAGGGCGAGCTCGGCGGCAAGCCGTTTGTGCTGGAGTCGTGGCAGGCTAGCTACATCGGCCGGCTGTTCGGGACGCTGCGGCCGGATGGGATGCGGCAATACCGCACGTCGCTCCTGGCCATTCCTCGCAAGAACGGCAAGAGCACGCTGTGTGCTGGGATCGCTCTCAAGCTGCTCTTCGACGGCGAGCCGGGGGCACAGATCTTTTCTTGCGGTGCGGATCGTGAGCAGGCCCGCCTGGTGTTCGAGATGGCGAAGGCGTGCGTGGAAATGTCGCCGTCCCTGCGGTCTCGGCTGAAGGTCTACCGCAATTCAATCGTTCGTGAAGACACGCACTCGTTCTACAAGGCCCTTTCGGCCGAGGCGTTCACGAAGCACGGGCTGAACGCGCACGGCGTGATCTTTGACGAGTTGCACGCCCAGCCCAACCGGGAACTGGCAGATGTCATGCAGACGAGCATGGGGGCGAGGCGTCAGCCGCTCATGGTCTACATCACGACCGCCGGCTATGACCGCCGCAGCGTGTGCTGGGAGATTTGGAAGTACGCCGAGAGCGTGGCGAGCGGGGCCGTGAAGGACGAAACCTTCCTGCCGGCCATCTATGCCGCCGATCCGAAGGACGATTGGAAGGACGAAAAGACGTGGGCGAAGGCCAACCCGAACCTAGGCGTGTCGATCAAGCAGGACTTCCTGCGGACTGAGTGTGCCCGTGCCGTCGAAATGCCGGCCTACGAGAACACCTTTCGGCAGCTGTACCTGAACCAGTGGACCGAGCAAGACACCCGCTGGCTGCGAATGGATCACTGGGCACAGGGCAACAAGCCCTGCCCGGTGGATCTCACCGGCCGTGAGTGTTTCGCCGGCCTCGACTTGGCCAGCACGTTCGACACCACGGCCCTGGTGCTGCTGTTCCCTTTGGATGACGGCACGTATTGGGTGGAGCCGCACTTCTGGATACCAGAAGAGAACGCCCATCAGCGGGAGCGACGGGACAAGGTGCCCTATCTGACGTGGGCGAAGCAGGGGCACCTGCGGCTGACGCAGGGCAACGTCACGGACTTCGATCAAGTGCGTGCCGACATCAACGAACTCGGCAAGAAATACCGCTTTCGTGGGCTGGCTGTGGATAGATGGAATGCGACTCAGTTGATGCACCAACTGCAAGGAGATGGCTTCAGCGTCGTAGGTTTTGGGCAGGGCTACGGCAGCATGTCGAGCCCGTCGAAGCAGCTGGAGTCGCTCGTAGTCAGCGGCAAACTGCTCCACGGCGGGCACCCCACGCTGACGTGGCAGGCCGGCAACGTGGCGATTCAACGGGATTCGGCGGCCGACAACATCAAGCCGAGCAAGGCACGGAGCACGGAACGGATCGACGGCATCGTGTCGCTTGTCATGGCTATCGGCATTCACGCCACGGCGACGGCCCCAGCCCCCGAGCAATCCTGGGACATCATCACGCTATGAGCGAAAACGCCCTTGCCGACTTCCGCATGGTTGACCTTCGGGGCATTGACTGGACCGAGGTTTCGAGCAGCCGGACGCCCTCGGGCGTGCGGGTGACGGCCGACAACAGCATGGCCTGCTCGGCCTACACGGCGTGCATCCGTGTGATCTCGGATGCCGTCTCGTCCCTGCCCCTGCACGTCTATGAGCGGCTCGCTAACGGCGGCAAGACGAAGGCCACGACGCACCCGGTGTACCGACTCCTGCACACGCAGCCCAACCCGTGGCAGACGGCCCAGGAGTTCCGCGATTGGATGACGGGCATGTACCTGCACTACGGGGCCTCGTATGCCGAGATTCGCCCTGGTGCCCGTGGTGCGGTCTCGGAACTGTGGCCGCTGCATTCCAGCCGGATGGAAGCCGAGCGGCTTGAAGACGGCACGCTGCGGTACAAGTACCGCGAGCCAAACGGCAAGCAGACGATCTATTCACAGGATCAGATTTTCGCCCTGCGGTTCACGACCGAAGACGGCGTCAAGCCGATCCCCACGTACAAGATTTTTCAGAACGCCATCGGCCTGGCCCAGGCTCTCGAAGCCCACGGGTCTACCTACTTCGGCAACGGTGCCCGGCCCGGCATCGTGCTGGAGTCTGACAACCCGATTCCTGTGGAAGCGGCCGAGCGGCTGCGAGAGCAGTGGGAGCGGATGCACCGTGGTGCAGACCGGGCGTTTCGTACTGCGGTTCTGCCCAACGGCGTGAAGGCCCACGAACTGAGCGGCAGCAACGAGGCGGCCCAGTTCCTTGAGACTCGGCAGTATCAGGTCATCGAAATCTGCCGTGCGTTCCGTGTGCCGCCGCACATGATCCAAGACCTGACCCGCAGCACCTACTCGAACATCGAGGTGCAGGGCACGGAGTTCGTTCAGCATTGTCTGCTGCCGCACCTGAAGCGGTGGGAAGCGGCAATCAGCCGGGATCTGATCGTGGACGATGAGACCTACTTTGCCGAGCACAGCGTGAGCGGCCTGCTGCGTGGCGATCATGCCAGCCGGTCGGCCTATTACGTTTCGGCCCTGCAGAACGGGTGGATGACGGTGAACGAGATCCGCGAGCTTGAGAACCTGAACCCAATTGGGCCAGAAGGTGACAAGCACTTCGTGCAGCTGAACATGACCACGCTGGACAAGGTTGGCGAAGAGCCGCCGGCCCCAGAGCCGATGCCCGAGCCGCCCGTGGCGGTCGAAAGCGAAGACTCGCCCGAGGACGATGCCGAAGACCAGGCCGAACAGGAGGACAGCACCGATGGAAATTGAACGCCGCTGCCTGACCGCAGAGGAAGCCCCCGAGTGCGAGATCGTCATTGAGACCCGTGCGAGCGGTCGAGAGGCAATCCGTGGGCTGGCGATCCCGTACAACCGGCTGAGCCTCGACCTGGGCGGCTTCCGAGAGCGAATCCTGCCGGGCTCCTTCGACAAGATTCTGAACCGCCAGCGAGGCCGTGGCGAAATCCTTTCGTACTACAACCACAACAGCGACCTACTGCTGGGCCGTGAGTCGGCTGGCACGCTTGAGATCATCGCCGATGACCGTGGCGTCTCGTATGTGGTCGAGCCGCCGGATACGTCGGCAGGCCGTGACGTGCTGGCCCTGGTGCGTTCTCGGAACCTGCGTGGAAGCTCGTTCGCTTTCACGGTGAGCCAGAAGGGTGGCGAGCGATTCACGACCGACGAGAACGGCAGGGCCGTGCGTGAGATCGTCGAGGCGTCTGGCCTGTACGAGGTTGGCCCGGTGAACGTGCCGGCCTACGGATCAGCAACGTCTGCCGTGGTGGCCCAGCGTTCATACGCTGCATGGATTGCGGCACAGGCCACCGAGGCCGCTGAAGACCCAGAGGCCGAGCCCGAAGTGAAGAAGGCTTTGCGGTCTCTTGCCCGCGACGCTGCTGCCGCCTGGTCTCTGAGGCTCCGCAATGTCTGAGGCACGCTGCACCTGCGGCGAGAAACTGCGGACCCGTTCCAGCCGTGCATGCGGCGACGAGCGGCAGCGGTACGTTCGATGCCCCAGGTGCGGTGCCCGTGGTGTGGTGTTTGTGAAAACAACACTTTCGGAAGTGCGGTTCTGCAAGGCTCCCCATAGGTAGCGGCACAGTGGACTCCATCGGCAATACCGCCGGCGGAGAATCACAGTGGACAACCTCAAGAAGCTGCAGGACGAGGCCGTTGCCCTCGCCAACCGGATCGACGCCGTGCGTGCCGTCGAGGGCGATGACGACAAGATCGCTGAGCGCGACCTCGAGCTGGAGACGCTGAACAAGCGTGCCGGCGACCTCGCCAAGAAGATCGACTTCGAGAAGTCGGTGGCCGAGTCGGCGAAGAACCTCCGCAGCGTCGTGGATCGCTGCACCCCGGCTCCCGAAGTGACCGAGGAGCGGAGCGAGAAGGTTCGCGTGGAAGCGGTTCCGTTCTCGGGTCGGCTCCGTGCGTTCGAGAACGCGAAGGACGCCTACTCGGTCGGCATGTGGTTCAAGGCAAAGGCCGGCGATGCGGAAGCCCGCCGGTGGTGCCAGGATCATGGCGTCGAGGCCCGTGCCCAGGGTTCGACCGGCAGCACCACGGGTGCGGCCTTCGTGCCCGACGTGCTTTCCTCGACCGTCATCCGCCTGGTGGATCAGTACTCGGCCTTTGCTCAGAACGCGACGAATGTCGTGATGCCGAGCGACGTGGTGCTGTTCCCCCGCCGGACGGCCGGTGCGACGGCGTACTGGGTGGACGAGAACACCGCGATCACCCCGAGCGACCCGACCAGCAATCAGGTCACCCTGACTGCCAAGAAGGTCACGGGTGCGGTAACGATTGCTTCCGAGTTGCTTCAAGACTCGGTCGTGTCGATTGCCGACTGGATCGCTGCGGAACTGGCTTTGTCGCTCAGCAACGCCGTCGAAGCGGCTGCGTGGAGCGGCAACCCGAGCAACGCCCCTGCGGTTGCCGGTCTCGTCACGACCCACACGGGCGGCCTTCTGGCCTCCTCGGCTGCCACCTACGCCGCCTCGCTTGTGACGGCTGCCGGTGACACGCCCGACGAGGTGACGAAGGCCAACCTGCTGGCGATGATGGCTGCGGTGCCGCAGCACAGCCGGCAGGGTGCCAAGTGGTTCTGCAGCCCCTTCTTCTTCGCGTCCTGCATGCAGGCCCTCGACCTCGCCCAGGGCGGTTCGGTCGGCCTCTCGCAGGGCATGGGCCTCACCTTCCTCGGATCGCCGGTGGTGCTCACCGACCGGCTCCCGAGCGGTGCGGACTCGACGGGTGCGATCATGGCCCTGTACGGGAACATGGCGAACTCGTCTTACTACGGCGTCCGCCAGGGCATCGAGATCGCTTCGAGCGATCAGGTGAACTTCCTGTCGGATCAGACCGTGATCCGCGCAGTTGCCAGGGTTGCAATCACGCATGCCAACCTCGGCAGCTCGTCCGTCGCCGGTCCGATCATCGGCCTGGTCGGTGCGTGAGCCTGACGGCTTGACAGATGTGCAACGCTGGGCGGGCCGCTCCATAAGGGGCGGCCCGCTCTCTTTTTAGGGTTGCCCATGATCGTCAAAGTCGGTGGCACCGAAGTCGAGATACGTGTCGAGGCCGTGATGAGCGTCCCCCGGCTCGGGTTCATGGACAACTTCTATAGCTGGGCTCAGGCCCTCATGCCGCTGGGCATCCGGCCCACGAAGGTCACTGGCGCATTCTGGGGGCAATGCCTGCAACGGGTGTGCGAGCAGTTCGTGGACAAGTGCGAATACATCCTGTGCATCGACTACGACACGTTTTTTACGCGGGAGGACGTTGAGCAACTCTTTGCTATGGCGATGACGTTTCAGTGCGACGCCATTACTGGCCTGCAGACGAAGCGGGAAGACGGCAGGCCGATGTTCACGCTACTCGGTGCGTTGGACAACCCGCCCAAGGACGGCAAGACGAGTCTGCCTATGGCGTGGTTTGCCGAGCCTGTGCAGGAGGTAGACAGCGCCCACTTCGGCTGCACAGTGATTTCCACGGCTGCCCTCAAGCGGACGCCGAAGCCGTGGTTTCAGGGCGTTCCCAGCAAGTCAGGCGAATGGGGCGAAGGCCGCACCGACGATGACATCTTCTTTTGGCGTCAGTTCAGGCGGGCCGGGAATCGCGTTTATATCTCGCCACGGATCGTGCTCGGTCACGGCGAATACATGGTGACTTGGCCGGGGCGGCAACTGGATAAGCCCGTGTTTCAGTACAGCACCGAGTTCGCCAACACGATGAAGCGCCCGGAATCTGCATGGAGCGTGCCCCAATGACGAAACTGAAGTTCACCCGTTCATGGCGTGGCTACCGCAGCGGGCAGGTTGTCGAGATCGCTGGCGGGCTGGCGACGCAGCTGGTTGCCCAAGGCGTGGCAGTAGAGGACCGGCAGCAGGATCTGATTGAGACGGCGGCCGTCGAGCCCGTGGCCGAAACGGCCGACGCCACCCCGAGGAGAGTGCAGCGTGCAGTACAGAAGCCTCGTTCGCCAAACCGCTCCGGCCGTTGAGCCTGTCACGCTCGCCGAGGCCAAGGCCCACCTGCGGGTCGATACGGCAGACGATGACACCTACATCATGGGCCTAGTGCGGGCAGCCCGTGAGTGGGTCGAGCAGTACCTTGACCGCACGCTGGTGCACACCCAGTGGGTGATGCGGTTCGACAAGTTCCCGGCTGACAGCACGGCAGACATCGAACTGCCCAGGCCGCCGGTGGTTTCCAGCGGCACCGCTACGGCCGTTGTGGTGGCCTACACGCTGGAGGACGGCACCACGGCCAGCTATTCCACGGCATCCTTCCGGGTGGACCGTGCGAGCACGCCGGGGGCCGTAAAGACGAATTACGCCCAGACGTGGCCGCCTCATCGCCAGGATGACAACAGCGTTAGCGTGACCTGGTGGGCCGGCTACGGGACCAGCGGTTCCGACGTGCCGCAGGGCGTGAAGAACGCCATGCTGCTCTACATCCACGAACTCTATGAGAAGCGTGGCAACGGCGAGCCGCCGGCTGCGGCCATGGCCCTGCTCGACGCCTACAAGTGGGGCAGCTACCGATGATCGACGCCGGCAAGCTCCGCGAGCGGGTGACGGTGCAGATCGCCAGCGGCAGCACGAACACCATGGGCGAGACCGTGCTGGCGTGGACGAACTCCACGGCCGTATGGGCCAGCGTTGAAGGCGTCTCCGCTCGGGAGTCGCTGGTGAATGCTCAGCAGGAGATCGCGGTGACGCACCGGGTGCGGCTGCGGTATCTGCCTGGTCTGACCCAGAACATGCGTTTCGCGTGGCGGAACCGCACGCTTGAAATCGTCAGCCTGCTCGAACACGGCAACCGCAGCGAACATGAGGCGATTTGCCAGGAGACGGCATAGTGGCCAACGTCTTTGCCGGCGGCGATCCGCTCATCAAGTTTGCCCTGGGGAAGGGCAAGCAGGCGAAGGCCCTGTACGCCGTGCAGCCGATTGACGAGATCGTGGCCAGGCTCAAGAAGCTGCCGCAGGACATCAGCATCAAGGCCCAGATGCCAGCCCTGCGAAAGGCAGCAAAGCCCGGCATTGCCGCCCTGCAAAGCCAGGTGCTGGCGCTCGGGCGGGTGACTGGCAACCTGCTCGCCAGCGTGGACAAGGTCGAGCGGAAGTACAAGAACAACAAGGAAAACATTCCTGTGGGGTTGGTGGCCGTTGGCTTCCGCCGGCCCACCAACGCCAATAGCCAGAAGATGGCCGAATCGGCCTTCGGCGGCACCGTGAAATACGGGCCGAATCGGGCCTACCACTCGCACTTGATCGAGTACGGCACCAAGCCCAGGACGGCCGGCAAGACCAAGCGGAAGAGCCGCAAGCGGGTGCTGCTCGGCGGCCGGCTCCGCACGATCATTGAGCGGGAGAAGCAGCAGCCCGTGGGCAACGCCCGTGGTGTGCTGTCATCGTGGAGCACCCGTCGCGGTGGCGGTAGTTGGAAAGGCCAATACCCCATCGACTTCATCGCCAGCGGCACAGTGCGCGGCACGCCACCGCTGCGACCCCTGGCCAAGGCGTATCGGATCGCAGAGCCCACGATGCGGTCGATCATCGACGCGGAAATGCGGAAGGCCCTGACCAAGGCCATCGAAGAGACCCGCAAGAAATACGGCACCGACTTCGGAGTGTGACCCATGAAATCCCCTGAAATGGTCCTGCGGCGAGCATTGACCACCAGCACGGCATTCACCAACCGGGCCGGAACCAAGGTCTACCCGCTGGCCGTGCCAGAGAAGGACGCCACCGGCACGCGGATCAACCTACCGTGGGTGACCTGGCGGCGGGCCGGGATTCAGCGTGCCCAGACGATTGGTGCCCCGATGGGCATGCCACGGGTGACGGTCGAGTATTCGATCATCGCCGCCACCTACGAAGACGCTCGGGAACTGGCCGACACGATGCGGTCCATTCTGGATGGGTACGGCGGCACCTTGGACAATACGACGGTGGATCAGGTGTCGCTGGAAAACGAAGCGGATGACTTCGTTTCGCTTTCCGGCAATGAGATTCCGACCGCGTACCAAATCACCCAAACCTACGACGTTTGGTGGCAGGAGACATAGCAGATGGCAACCACGCCGCATTCTGGTTCCGGCACGACGTTCAGCTTTGCCGGCACGAACTACACCGTGACCTCGATCACCTACACGGTGGGCAACACCGGCGGCGGCACGGACAACATCGACATCTCGAACCTGTCGCAGACCACCGGCGAAAGCGTCAAGACGATCAGCCGGCCGCTTGTCGGCACCCAGGGCGGCGACACCGGCAAGACGGTCAGCATCGAGTACATCGGCACCAGCGTCATTGCCCAGAATGCGACTGGCACGCTGGCGATCACGGGCGGGCTGTCCCTGAGCGTGACGGCGACCTGCAATAGCTCGTCTGTGACGCTGACCGTCAACGACGCGATCCGTGGCTCTGCCGAGTTCCAGTTGGCTTGATCGCCTGGGAGTTTCCCCATGGCGACGTACAGCACTGGCGTAACGGTTTCCTGGAACGGCACGCCGTTCACTGAGGTGACGGACCTGCAGTGGACCTACGGCGGCGGAATGCCCAAGGGCCGTGGCGCAGGCGACTTCAAATGGACCGACGAGGCCGGCACGCTCACCGTGACGTGCCTCGGCGCGGCCAACGTCAGCACGGCCGAGTGGGGTCTGCGTCGCCAGCTTGTGGTGAGCGGCGGCGGCTCGTCATTGACAAGCTACGCAGTATGTGAGTCTGTGGGCGTCGCGTATGAGGTGAACGGCGTGACCCGTTACACCGTGACGTTCAGGCTTTTGGATAACTGACACATGGCCCTGACAAGAGAACAGATCGACGCCGCATCTGACGCCAAGATCGTGAAGGCACAAGCCTTCGGCGGCGAAGTGTGCATCCGCCTGATGAGCGTGGGCGACCGGGATTCCTACGAGCTCAAGCTGCTCGAAGGCGACGGCAAGGCGATCCCCGACTTTCGCTCGGAACTACTGAGCCGCTGTATCTGCGACGAGAAAGGCGAACTGCTCTTCCCCGGCGATGACGGCGTGAAGGCCCTGAAGCGACGCAGCAGCGACGAGATGCACGGCCTGTGGCGTGCGGCACTGAAGCACAACGCACTGACCGAGGAGGAGATCACTCGACTAGCGGGGGAATGAACGCCAGGCCGACCTTGCAATTCAAGTTCGCCCTGGCGTCACACCTCAAGAAAACCGTGGCTGAAATCGACCAGATGGACTCGCGGGAGTTCTCGCAATGGATCGCTTTCAGCCGATGGTTCCGACCGCTCGACAACCCGTGGATTCAGACCGGCATGGTGGTGAGTTCGGTGCTCGCCCCCTACACGAAAGGCAAGCCGCCGGACGCAACCGACTTCGTTCCGATTGAAAGCAACGCCCCGCAACACCGCTCGCAGATTGAAGAGACCCTCCGCCGCATGGCGGCCGACTTGAAGCAGTGACCTCATGGCCAATCTCGCCCTAGCCTTCAACCTGTCGGCATCTGCCACTGGCATGGCCCAGGGCATCAACGCCGGCGTGGTCGAACTGCAAAAACTGGGGTATTCCGCGAAGCAGACGGCCCGCGACGTTTCGACGCTGAAGACGCTCGAAATCTCGAAGGTGTTCGTCAGTGCCATTCAGTCGGTCGCCAGTTCGTTCACGCAGTTCACAAGCGGGGCGGCGGCTGCTGTAGATCGCACTCGACAGCTGGCCCAGAACCTCGGTGTGTCATACGGCGAACTGCGACAGCTGCAGGTGGCGGCGGATCTCTCGGGTGCATCCACTGACGACCTGGCCAAGGCGTTCACGCGGGCACAGGTGACGATCACCAACGCCGGCCGTGGCAGTAAGGAAGCGGTCGGTGCTCTCGGCCGCCTCGGGTTGTCTGTGAAAGACCTGGCCACGCAGACGACCACGCAGCAGTTCTCGGCCATCGCCGGGGCAATCAACGCCATTCAGAATCCAGCCGAGCGGGCTGCCGCTGCTGTGGCCATCTTCGGGCGATCCGGGGCCGAGTTGCTGCCGACGTTCCGAGAGTTGCCCGAGAACCTCAAGATTGCCGGCGGGTTCTTGGCTGGCTTCCGTGACGGCGTGGAAGGCGTGAACCCTGACGCCATCGACGCCATTGGCGACTCGTTCGGGCTGGCATCGCAGTCGCTGCAGGAATTGGCGGCACGTATCCTCACGCAGTTGGCCCCGGCCCTGACGAGCGGTGCCGACCAGTTCGTGAAGTTCGTGCAGGGCATCGACGTGAGTGCCGCTGCCGAAGCGACACGGCAGGCGTTGCAGACGGTGGCCGACGTGTTCGGTGCGTTGGCTGGGATTGCTGCCCCGCTCGCAAGGAACCTGCTGCCGGCCATCGGCGGATACTTGGCGTTCATCAACCGGCAGGCGATTGCGGGTGGCATCGCAGGGCTGGCCCGCATCTTCGCTGCCGCTGCGTCTGCTGCGTTTGGCTACTCTGCTGCGGCCGGAACCGCCGCCGCCGCTACGGCCACGCTCGGGGCCAGCATTCGCACCACGCTCGTCTCTACTGGCATTGGTGCCCTAGTCGTTGGCCTGGGCCTGCTCGCCGGTGCCGCTCTTGAGTGGGCCGTGGCAAGCAACGCCAGCGGCGGCGATGCACAGGCCGCCATCGACCAGGCCACGGAAGCAACCAAGAAACTGCAGCGAGAACTGCAGGGCGCGGCCACAGTCAGCATCGACCTCGGTGCCCAAGTCTCAAAGGCCCTCAAGGTGCCCGAGGAAATCAGCATCCGCGAGTTTGCCCAGGGCGGCATCGACGCCGCCCGCTCTGCCATCGTCTCGCTGGCCGGCGAACTCGGCGGCTTGGACGAAGTGCCCGCCGGCCTGGTGAAGCAGTTCACCGAACTACAGGGCTTGGTGCGGTTCGTGAACCGCGAACACCAGAACGAAGCCCAGTGGCTCGGCGTGATTGACGACCGGGCTCGGGCACTTCAGGAGCAGATCAAGAAACTGACCGCTTCGAGGCAGGCAGACGCCGATGCCGCAAAGGCTCAGTCGGAAGCCGCCAAGCGTGCGGCCGAAGAGTCTCGCAAGCGTGTGGGTGAATTGGCATCGCAGGGGCTGACGCCGGCCGAACAGAACCGGGTGAAGCTCAATCAAGACCTCATCGACATCGGCCGTGAGCGGGCTGCTGCCGAGGCGGCACTTGGCGAGGCGATGAAGGCCAGGGACGGCCAGGCGATTGCGGCTGCCAAGGAACGGCTGCGACTCGCTGGCGAGGCCGTCAACGTCGCCAAGAATCAGGACCGTGACCGGCAACTGCAGGCTCTCGGCATTGATGACAACCTGCTGAAGCCGGCGAAGTCGATTGCCCAGGAGTTCCTGAACGTCCGCAAGGCGTTCGACCAAAAGCTGATCGACGGCAATGAGGCCGGCATCGCCCTTCGCAACCTCGCAGCCGAGGGCATTCAGATCCGCCAGGAGATCAACGCCGAACTGGCCCGCCCGGCTCAGCGTGCCCTGCAGGTGTCCGACGTTCGTACCTCGGAAGGGTTCGCACAGTTCCTCAACACGGGGCGACCCGACCCGGCCCTTGAGCAGCGGCGAGAGCAGCTGCAAAAGCTGAACGAGATTAAGCAAGCGATCATCGCCACGGGTGCTCAGCCCGCACTCATCCTGGGGGCTGGCTAATGGCCGTCATTAACTTCCGTGAGGTTCTACCTCGCACGTTCTCGCATCGCTTTGGCGAGTCGCCCACGGCACAGATCAAGTACGTGGCCACGCTTGACGGCCCGACCGCCACCCAGGACGTGCTCGATGCCATCGGCATCTTCCACGGCGCGGCACATCCTGAATTTGACTATCTGCTGTGCACGAACGGCGACCTGAACGAAACCGACCGTTGGCACTCGGAAGTCACGTACACCTACGAAGTGCCGCAGGTTGGCACTGAAGACTACGACGTAAGCCCGCTGGCGCGGCCCGATGTGTGGTCGTTCTCCACTGGCGGGGCGATGGTGCCTGCTCTCTTCTACTACGCCGGCAACAGCGTTGCGCCGCTTGTTAACTCAGCTGGCGACTTCTTTGAGAACATCACTCGCCCAGAGAGTGAATTGCGGGTGACGATCTCAGGCAACCGCCAGACATTTGATTACGCCTTGGCTGCCAGCGTCACCAACACGCTGAACAACGCCACCTATCTCGGCGGTGCCCCGTATACGTGGCTGTGTGCTGGCATTCAGGGCCAGCAGCAGATGGAAGTCGTGAACGGGGCGCAGGTGAAGTACTACTCGTTCGTCACAGAACTGATCTATCGTGAATCGACGCACTTGCTGTTTCTGCCAGACATCGGATTTAACTACCTGGCGGCAAGCAAAGACAGCGACAGCCCCGTGGCTGCCGGCGAAGGCGTAGACGCCGGCGATCCTGCGCTCGAAGGGAAAGCCGCACAGGCAGGCGTGCAACTCATCACTGGGCGAACGGCTCGTCAAGCGGCCGGAGTCAAGAAGCGTGCGTGGGTGCTCGACGCCGAGACCGGAGAAAAGATTCCTTCATCGAACCCGGTGGCCCTCAGTACCAATGGTTCAATGAAGGCCGCAGGGGCATCGCCAAACCTGCTTGTGCGTCGCGTGCATCGGGTCGTGGACTTCTCGCAATTCTTTGGAACACCGAGCTTCTGACATGGGTGCCACCAGGCCAGACGGCTCATCGGCTTCGCCGCAGCGCGTGGTTTTCACCCGCAACGCGGCGGATCGCATTGCCGATGCGGTGTTGAAAGTCGAGCGCGGCAACCGGGATTCTCAAGGGCTGGCGTGGTATCCACGCATGGATGGGCGAGGTGGCGGCGAAAAAACCTTCCGCATCTGCACCTTCACCGGTTCCTGGTCAATCGGCTCTGCGAAGACCGTGACGCTGCGAGGGACTACGGCGACGCTGTCGGCATCCAATCTCTTCGCCACCATCACGGCATCTGCGTCTGCCCGCAACTGTGCTATCGCCCGCGACGGCACGGCGTGGTATTTGATCGCCGCGGAGTGCTGACGTGCTCGAACTGCTTGCCGCCATTCAGTCTGCCGATCCGCCATCGCTGGTGTTGTGGGGGCTGTTTGTGTTTGCGGCTGGTATGTATCCGGTGGGGTTTATGCTTGGGTCAACGTGCAGCCCATGCTGCAATTCCAACCCATGCACGGCCTGCACGACCGGCTCGCTTCCCGACACCGTCACCGTCACCTTCAACGGATTCACTGACAAGACGCCTGGGCCAGATCTTATCTCCCTGTCGTTCTCGTCTTGTTTCGGCGGCGGTGCATCCGCCCGCGTCACTGCCCCAGGCGGCGACCCAGACACAGACAAGGGGCCGATCTCGGCTGTGTCGCTGACGAACGCAGGCAGTGGCTACGCCAAGCTCGGCCGCGTGGCACCGACGATCTCTATTGGTGGCGGCAGCGGAACGGGCGCGACGTTCACGCCGACGATCACTAGCAGCAATGACGCCTGCGGCGTGCCGTCGTGGAAGATTGCCAGCGTGGCGGTGAAAGATGGCACGGGCTACGTTGATGGCGAGGCACTCACGGTCACGATTGCCGATGGCGACATCGAGGCAGCAGCAGCCAGCGTCATCGTCAACACGGCGCGCACGCAGCCGACGCTGACTGCCAGTGCATCGCCTGGAAGCGGGGCCGTGTTCTCTGTGACCATGTCGCAGAACTTCGGCAGCCCTTCGACGTGGGGCGTGGCAAGCGTGACCGTGACGAATGGCGGCACGGGCTACACCGATGGCGACAACCTGACATTTGCGGGCGGATCGGCCACGAAGGTGAACGAAGAGGCGAGTGCGTACATCCGCACGGGCAGGTCGATCCCGACGCTTATAGGAAGCGTTGATGGAACAGGCTCATCTGCCGCAGTGACGCCAACGCTCACGGAATACACGGACTACTACGGCGGTTCTTACTGGTCAGTGACGGGGTTCACGATCACAAACGGCGGAAGCGGATACTCTGAAAATGACCCTGTTTCTGTGACGGTGACAGACGGAACGCCTGGGTACTTCTCTTATTTCTACGCCTACGTCTCGTCCGTTGATGAAGACGGCGCGATCACTGGCATAGCAATCGACTGGGGCGGCGAGTTCTACAAGGACACGGGCGTGATCCAGTCGGTCGAGTTGTGGCGGGGTGGTTCGTACTACGATGACGATGGCGTGCCGACCGGCGTCACCGTGTCCGGCGGCGGGCAGTATTACCGCGAGGATGCGAGCGAGCCGCCGTATGTGGCGACGGTGACGATCTCGATCTCACAGACGACCCCGAGCGACGGAACCGGAGCAGAGATCACGGCGACTGTAGGCGATGACCCGCAAAATGCGGCGACGTTCGGAAAGATCACCGGGCTGACGATTGAGAATGGCGGAACGGGATACCTCGCTTGGAAGTGGGTCGCTAACGCCTGCTGCGGCTGGCAACTGAACGGTATGCCGATTGTGTTAAAGAGAGGCAGGGCCGGCACTATCTCAGGCGGACCAATTTTCCCAGGCAGTGAGTGCGTCTACTCGCACGAAATCTGCGGAGGTTGGTACACAGCGCCGTGGGGCGGTCGTTCTACCGGGGCGATGCAGATACGGGTGTTGTATGGCGGTCCGTCGGTTGCTCCATACGTCGTCATCGGAGGCTTCGGAAGCTCGTCTGAAAATACAGCAGGGCCAGCATGCGGCGTAACGCTTCAATCTCAAACGCTTGTGTCTGACTGTTCGAGCATGTCGTTTACCGCGACGCCAGTTTCCGGCCCAGTGGGCGTTACGGCGACGGTGACTTCCGGGGGTGACTACGACGAGAACTTCAAGGGCAAGCACGGGAGCGCGAGTGTTCCGTACACGCGATGCACGCAATGCTGCCAAGGGGCCGACGACATCCCGCAAGAGGTCGAGGTCTACATCGAGCAGGACAGGTACGGAGACAGCAGCCTGTCTGGGACTTATGTGCTGCCGCTCTATGGCTTTGGCGGCTTTGGCGGGCAGAACTGGGGCTTCTCTATCTGCCTAAACGGTTCGTGTGCATCGCGATTCAACGTCGGAATATTCATAGCCAGCGGAAGGTGCCAATCATCGGAGCCTGAGGACTGCGACAACTGCGTCAAGAAGTGCGAGATATCTGCCAGTTGTAGCCTTTCGAGCCACCCATCGACATGGTACGACCCGCCGGACGATGACCTCCGGAACTGCCCCAACTATGACAGCACGATAACCGAAGAGCAGCGGGCGGCCTTGCTGTGTCAGGCTTATTGCTACGACGTGCCGCTCTGTGCGCCGCCGCAGGGGATGGAGTTCTCATTCTTTGACCCCAACGGGTCAGAAGGCTTCAGCCAATACGGCTACGACCGCGCTTGCGAGCCGAACGACGACCCGACATGGCAGGCCGGCGACCCGTGGGAGGGGCCGTACACGGGGCCGCCACTGCCGAACCACCTCAACACGTTCAAGATGACTGTCCAGTGAATCAGACCCTTTGCGACTTCAACAACCCGCAGCAGACCTGCCCAGCGTGCGGCTATTACGCGAAGCGGCTGCCCACCTACCGCGAGTGCCGGCCGGTGCCTGAGAAGGTCTGGCGGCCCATCCCTATCGGCGACGTGGTCGAGCGGTGGCTGACGCGGGTCGGCATCACGAAGGAGCTGGTCGAGAAGCTGACACGCACCGAAGGCAAGCCCGGCGGCTGCGGGTGTGAGGGCCGGAAGAAGTGGCTGAACGAGGCCGGGAATAAAGTCCAGGTCGCCGCGAGGCAGAAGCTGCTGAAGGTTCACGCCTTCTACTTCGGCAGTTGACACGCCCGCCACCATGACGGGCGAAAGGAATCGCCCGTGCCAGCCCCACGCAAGCCGCGACGCAAGCCGCTGCCTCGCAAGTCCGCACCGCCGCCCAGGCAGGTCTACACGGGGCTTGATGACGACGCGGCCGATGACGAGTGCGAGGGCGACTCGCTCGTGGAGTTTCTCAAGCGATCATCGCCGCCACAGGAGAAAAAGCGTGCCAAGAAAACCTAGTCTGCTTGAAGAAGTAAAGGCGGGACTCTCAACCCGTCGCGGCTTCGCATCTTGGTACGAATCTCTCAGCGAAGAGATGCGGGCCGAACTCGACGGCATCAAAGCTGAGTGGTCTGGCGGCTCGCTCACGGCCACTAAGACAACGCTGGCCCGTCGCTTGTCGGTTGTCCTGAAAGCAAGAGGCGTTGACATCGGCCACCAGGGAGTGCTGCGATGGCTCGAAAAAGCATGAAGCAGGAAGTTGCCGAAGGGCTTGCCGACGCCGACAGGCTCGCCGCCGACGCCGAACTGGCGCGGCTGCGGGCAGAGTTGGCGTCGTACCGAAATAGGTATAAGGCCGCACTCACACAGATCGACCGTGAGCGTGAGCGTGCTGATGCACTCGTCTCGCTCCAGGGCGTGAAGCCCGTGCGGACAAAGACTGCACCAAAAAAGGTACAGAAGAAACACGCAGCCTCGGTCGTGCTGATGCTGTCGGACGTGCACTCCGAAGAGCGGGTCACGCCCGAGACTGTGAACGGCGAGAACGACTACTCGCTCGAGGTGTGCGAAGCCCGCCTTGCCGAACTAGAGCGGCGGTTCTTTCTCATGCTCGACCATGAGCGGCAGCTCGCCGACATCCGTCGCGTCGTGATCTGGCTGGGCGGCGATTTTATTACTGGCCATATCCATCCCGACTGCGTCGAGGTGGCACAACTCACGCCGCCGAACGCGACCCGCTGGATTGGCGAGCGGCTACGCGGGCTGATCGACTCCATCGCGGAGCGTGTCGATAGCGTCGTGATTGCCACGAACGCAGGCAACCACGGACGCAGTACCGAGAAGAACAGGATCGCCACTGAACTCGATCATTCGTGGGAGCAGTTGATGTACCACACGCTCCACCGTGAGGAGCGAAATGACAACGTCGAGTGGCGGATTGCTACCGGGCACCTGGGCTATGTGGACCTCGACGGGTTCACGCTCCGCACGACGCATGGCCATTCCATTCGCTACTCGGGTGGCGTCTACGGGCTCGCCCTGCCAGCCAGCAAGGCGATTGCCGCGTGGGACGCACATCGCCGTGCTGACCTCACGATCTTCGGCCACTACCACACCTGGGGCTGGCTGCGTGGTGGGCGGTACGTGAGCAACGGAAGCGTGATTGGACACAGTGCCTACGCTGTCCACATCAAGGCCAGCCCGGAGCGGCCGTGCCAGGGGCTTGTGGTGATTGACCACGGCCGCAACGAAGTCACGAAAGCGTACCCGTTGTTTTGCGATGAAGACTTGAAGAAAGGAACCACATGAGCCCCGCAACCCTGGAAGCCACGAACGAAGCCCTGCGATCTGCCGTCCGTGAACGGCTCGACAACACGCCGGCCGATGATCCCAAGGTGCAGGGATATTCCGCCCTCGCCGGATGCCAGCCCGCCCAGGAGTGTGCAGCCAAGGTGCTCAGCGAGGCATGGCGTGGCGAGTCGTGCTGCGAGGGCCAGCGGTTCCGTGGTGACTCACTGATGCGGGCCGAGGTGCATCCAACGTCGCAGGCGTTCTACGATCTGTGCGAGCAGCTGAAGGCCACGCACGCCGGTA